AACGTTTCAATACAAAACAAAGTTGGAGAGAACAATTAACAAACTTATATAATGCCTAGAGTTCAGGGAGACAATTTAGAATTATCGAATTTAAAAGCAGCGACAGGTAATACGGCTACTTCTGATTACTCCATTGCTACTGCGGCAGGAACAACTACAGGTCCAATTGCATTTTCGGATTTCACAATAGATGCGGTAGGTTCAACTATATCAGGATTCACATATGTAAAGGAATCAACTGCGGAAACATTTAATATGAACTTTACAAATGCCGGAAGTAGATTCCTAAGTAGAGTTGGTTCTCAGTATAATAATTTCACATGGAGTTTATCTGTAGGGGCAGAGTTTACAATTCAATCTCTTCCTCCTTATAACCCAACGGTAACTGCTAATGCTATAGGTAATTCATCTACATTAGCTGCACCAACTGCTAGAACATTAACTGCAACATTCAGAGACCTTTATAACGACCATGCATCTAGCTATAATGTAGCTATGACAAAAACCATTTATAATGTAGATGATTATGCTGGAGCTAGTGGATTATGTTTACATTTAGACGAGATGATTGAGATGTGGGATGGTACGTTTAAGAAAGCGGGCGATTTGGTAGAAGAGGATGTTGTAAAAGCATACTTCCCTCCACATTTCCAACAAGCGGATGATTTCAATTTTTATGATTGGGAATATTATACACCAGGAGGAATATTAGTTCCTGCTTATGTAAAGGATGTTGCATATACATTTGTGGATAGGTGGAATATAATACGAACTGATAAAGGTGATGTTAGAGGAAATGGTGAACATCCTATGATGATATTTGATATAAACGAAGAAGTTTATAAATTCAAACCATTAGGATTACTTCAACCTGGAGATAGATTAATAAAAGTAATAGGTGAGAACCAAATAGAGGAAGTAGAGATAATTGCTAATGAGGTTCAATCATCCACATTAGAGGTTGTATCAATAGATGTTGAAGATGTGGATACATACATAGTAAATGGATTCGTTACCCACAATAAGGGTGCAAACTCTTTAGCGGGGTATTCAATATCAACCAACCCAACTATATCAATTGCCGGAACAACTATTGGTGGAGATGCATATAAGGCTTTAATATTAAGTACGAATTCAGCAGTAGTTTCTCCTGGTTCAACTGCTATTACAGCAAACTTCTCTTACGATATACAGATAGCATCTGATAGTGGATTTAGTTCTATATTAGCAACTTTTACTGCATATAGTTCTAATACTTTAAATTATAAGACGGGAGCTACTATTTTTGCAAGAGCTAAAACAAATTTTGCAGGATTACAAAGTGCGTTCGGTTCAACTGCAACGGGATAATAAAATAATATAATATGTTTAAGATAACAAAACAATTAGTAAGTGAAGGAAATGTAATCGAAAGGATTTATGTTTCTAAAGATTATACTTTTGATGGGATTGAACTCTTCGAAACGGAGGTGGAAGCTACAGAAAAGAAGGAAGAATTAGAAAGTTTAGATAATTTTGGTGCTAAATATAAGGTTACGGAAATATCGTAATATTTATAGATATATACCATAATTAAAACAAAATAAAAAAATGGAAAACAAAAAGTTATCTCAAGATGAACTAGATGAAATAGTTCAGTTACGAAATGAATTTGCAAACATCTTTGCAAGTATAGGTTCTATTCAATCGAGAATAAAAGAATTGGAAGAAGAGAACGGACCAAACTACATCACCCTTAAAGAAATTCAGAAAAAAGAGGAAGTATTATTCGAAAAACTAAAGAATAATTACGGAGAAGGGAATATAGATTTGATTACCGGAGAATTTAAACCAATTCAATAATATTTTAGAAGTTTCTTTTGATATTTATATAGAGGAAATCTAAAAATTTTTAAATAAAGATAACATGGCAGAAAAAATTGTATCACCTGGGGTATTTACGAGAGAAAACGACCTTTCTTTCTTACCATCAGGTATATCGCAAATAGGAGCAGCGATAGTTGGACCAACTGAAAAAGGACCAGCATTCACTCCTACATTAATAACAACACAGGCTGAGTATGAAAGTATTTTCGGTACTCCAATTGATTACTACACAGGATACGCAGTTCAGAACTATCTAAGAGATGCTGGTGCTGTAACTGTTGTAAGAGTTGGTGGAATCGGTGGATATAAATCTTATGGTGGTAAAGCCATATTATGTGATAACTCTGCAAATACCGCTAATGACAAACAAATTGTAGCAATTATTGCTCACCCAACCTCATCATTGCAAGGTACATTTACCATTGCCGATGTAGAAGGTGGAGCAGGTGACCAATTCAGTAGCTTTACATTATCTGGTAGCTACACTATGAATATTCAGGCAGTTTCTACGGCATCGATAGATGATGTGTTAGGAATAACTCCAAATTCAGGAAAAACGGCATACGCATATATGTATTTTAATCATTTAGCGACGGCGTTATCTTCATCTACGAATACATTCGATAACGAAACTACATTCGAGGGTTCGATTAATATTCCTACTCAAGAATTTAATTATGATGCCAGTTTTGCTACGACACCATGGATTCAATCACAATTATATAACGGAACATCTAGATATGACCTTTTTAGAGTTCATACTTTAGCAGATGGTAATTCTGAAAACACAAGATTTAAAATTCAGATTTCTAATATAAAATCATCAAACGGAACTGATTATGGAACATTTAGTTTAATAGTTAGAGCATTTGATGATTTGGATAAAAGAAAATCCATATTAGAGCAATATAACAATTTAACACTTGACCCATCTTCTCCAAACTTTATAGCTAGAAGAATTGGTGATAGAAAAATAAATATAAGTAATGTTGGCAAAATAACAGAAGAAGGAGATTATGCAAACAGAAGTAAATTTATTAGAATTGAAGTAACTGGAACAACATATCCATTATCGGCTATACCTTTTGGACATGCTGCATATGAATTGCCTGTTATGTTATCATCAGGGGATAGAGGATTTTTCCCAACTGTAGCATTTACAACTGCTTCATTTAGTTCTTCTATTTATTCAAGTGGATTTGACTTTGAAAGTGTTTATAAAAAAGATAATAATACTAACTATTTAAGACCAATTCCTGGAGAAACAGGAAATGGATTAAATCAAGTTTTTGGATTGGATAATCCTAAAGGAGTGGATTCAGGTTCGACAAAATTTGGATTAGGGTTAAGTGTATCATCTAGTGCTAATGGTGATTCTGTTCAACTTGCTATGAGAAACTTTGTATTAGCGTTTCAAGGAGGGTTTGACGGAGTTGACCCAACTGTTGAAATTAAGAAAGGTGGGGATATTCTTGCAACCAATACACAAGGATTCAATTGTGCAACATCTTTATCAAGTGGTTCAGTAGGATATGCAAAAGCGTTAAACGCTATTCAGAATGCAGACGAGTATGATATAAATTTATTAGTTACACCTGGTATCATCAGAGAATACCATCCTTATGTAACTACTAAGGCAATTGATATATGTGAAGAAAGAGAGGATGTATTCTATATTGCAGATTTTACTTCATATAGTGCGAGTATACAGGAAGCAGTTGAGCAAGCATCAGGAGAAGATTCAAACTATGTAGCAACTTACTATCCTTGGATTAAAACTATTGATGTAAATACTAATAAATTAGTAGCAGTTCCACCATCAGTATTAATGGTAGGTACATTTGCACAAAACGATAGATTGGGTGCTGAATGGTTTGCACCAGCTGGTTTAAACAGAGGTGGTATAGCAGGAGCAGTTCAGGTAACAAATAGATTAACTCAATCAGAGAGAGATACATTATACGAAGGTAAAGTAAACCCAATAGCAGCATTTCCTGGACAAGGTATTAGTGCATTTGGACAGAAGACTTTACAAGATAAAGCATCTGCATTAGATAGAATCAACGTAAGAAGATTGTTAATTAACTTAAAGAAGTTTGTTGCATCTACTTCAAGATTCTTAGTGTTCGAACAAAATACGGCACAAACAAGAAGTAAATTCTTAAATACTGTAAACCCTTACTTAGAAGCAGTTCAACAAAGACAAGGACTTTACGCATTTAGAGTGGTTATGGATGAGACAAATAATACACCAGATGTAATCGACAGAAACATATTACAAGGTTCTGTGTTTTTACAACCTTCTAAGACAGCTGAATTCATCGTAATTGATTTCAACATCTTACCGACAGGAGCATCATTTAGTGTATAATTTCGATAATTGATATTTATATAAAAGAAATAAAAAATGGCAGAAGTATTAGAATTTAACGAAATGTTTTATACCAATTTCGAACCTAAGATGAAAAATAGATTCATCTTCGAAATAGACGGTATCCCTTCATATTTAGTGAAAGCTGGTAACAGACCCACAATCACTTTTGAACCTGTGGTATTAGACCATATTAACATCAAAAGAAAGTTAAAAGGAAAAGGTGACTGGTCTACGTTAGAGATTACACTTTACGACCCAATTGTTCCTTCTGGAGCACAGGCGGTAATGGAGTGGGTAAGAACATCACATGAATCATTAACAGGTAGAGATGGATACGCAGAATTCTATAAGAAGGATGTGGATTTCTATATGTTAGGTCCAGTAGGTGATAAAATTGAGCAGTGGAAATTAAAAGGAGCATTTATCACTTCAGCTAACTTTGGTGATTTGGATTGGTCGAATGCTACTGACCCTACTACAATTGTATTAGAACTTACTTATGATTACGCAATCTTAGAATTCTAAAAAATATTCCTTACGGATGCTACCGAAGGACAGCCCTCATCAGAAATGGTGGGGGTTTTTTGTTTTTGGAAATTTAAGATATATATATTTATATACAAACAACAAGTTATTATTATGGCAGAACAAAAGTACGATTTCGCAACGGAGGTTATAACACTTCCATCTGAAGGAAAGGGGTATCCAGAAACATCCCCATTATCAAAGGGTACAATAGAGATTAAGTATATGACAGCTAGGGAGGAAGAAATTCTCACTTCACAGAACTTAATTAAAAAAGGTATCGTATTAAACAAATTATTTGAATCAATTGTAGTAGATAAGGACATTGATATAAGTGAAATCCTAATAGGTGATAAGAACGCTATTATGTTAGCGACTCGTATTTTAGGATATGGACCTTTATATTCCATTGAAGTTACTAATGATAATGGAGAAAAGGAAAAAATAGATGTAGATTTATCAAAAGTTCAAACAAAGGATATCGATTTAACTAAATTGAGAAGAGATAACCGATACCCATATACTACTCCATCTGGAAATAATTTAGTATTCAAATTGTTATCACATGGTGATGAACAAAAGATTGAAGAGGATAT